ATGTGCTCGACATGCGCCCAGGTGTTCACCTCCCAGGTCACCGTGTGCTCGCGCCGCAGCCGCTGCTTGGTGTTGAGCTTGACGAGGCCGTCGAGCACGCCGACGCAATCGCGCGGGCAGATCAGCACGGTGCCGCAGAAGCGCCAGCACGGCACGTTGTCGTTCCAGCGCGCCTGCTTCGCCCAGCAGCCCGGCACGATGACCAGCTCCGGCTTGTGCAGCGCGATGCGGATCATGAACGCGCTGATCGCCTGATCCGTCATGCCCGGCAGGCCAAACACGCCGTAGTCTACCCAGATCAGCGGATCAGCGTCGTCGTGCAGCGCGGCTGCCTGCATCAGCCACTCGGTCTTTTGGTGCTGGACGATGTGATACCCGAGCGTGTTCTTTTGCGGATTGTCGCCGACCTTGTGGATGCAGCGCTGTCCGACCAGCGCCTCATAGAGCCAGCAGTCGTCGAGCCAGCCTTCGCACAGGTAGGTGTCGGGGATAGCCATGAGGCGTTCCCCGAGCGCGTGGTAGGTCTCGGCGGAGCGCGGATGATTTTCCAGCGGCACGTAGCCGGTGACGATCAGTGGTGCCACAGCAGGAACCCCGCTTCCATCGGATCGACCGTGGCGATCCACGCCGTCGCATCGTCGACACCGTACGAGATCAAGAGATTGCCGCTGTATGGGCAACGCGTGAGCCCGGCGGCAAACTCGATGCCTTTCTCGTTGAAGAAGAACGGCAGCGACCACTTGGTGAGCTTGTACGCGTTATCAAACCAGACGAACCGGTGCTGATAAAACCGCTTGGTGTGGCCGGGCTTGATCCATGATTCGTGCACCAGGGCGAGGTAGCCCGAGTTGAACTCGACCAGTTGCGTGCCGCCGGAAAAATGCGCGATCCCCTTCATGTTGTCCCACTGCCTGACCGTCTCGCCGTTGAGATCGACGATGCGGTTCGGCCGGTAGACGAACTTCATCGGGTCGTAGGTGTACGGGATCGGCATCCAATTCTTTTCGTGCTGCCGCGGCTCGACGCACACGACCCGCCATTCGGTGATCTGCCCGGTCTCATGATCGATGCGACCGACCACCTGCTGGGCGAGGCCGCTGGCGTCCAGCTCGCGCGTGCAGGCGAGAAACATCAGCCGGTCGTCGTTCTGGAAAATCCGCATGTCCTCCAGGCCGAGAACCAGGCCGAAGGCCGGCGGCGGGCGCGACCACACGATCTCGTGCGCGCTGAGCCATTCGTGCCGCTCGTTGAGTAGCACCAGATAGTTCATCGTCCTGATCGCATCGCTGCCCTGCATGTCGTAGCTGCCGTCGGCGCGGATGCGATAGTTGACAGCGCGCACGCACGCGTAGGTCAGGCGGCCAAACCGCGTGACGGACGGATTGGTCAGGGTGTATTTTTCCGGCGGCGACCACGGCGACCAGCAGGTGATCTGCTTGGTCGTGAACGACTTGCAGAAGTGGGCGAGCGGCTGGAGATAGAAGAACATGTTCGAGCGCGCTTCCGCCCGCACGTTGTCCGGCGCATCACCGTCGGTGATCAGCCCGTCGCACACCTCGTAGCCGCGGGTGCGCTTGCGATGGTCGTAAAAAGCCGAGATCGCAAACTCCCGACGCGGCCCCCAAGTGTAGGCGGGGCTCTCGACAAACAGCCCGTCGCGCGTCGGCTCGATCCCCATTGCGGCTTCTGCGAACAGAACCGCCAGCGCGTTCTTGCCCTGCTCGCGAAAGTGCGTCGCAAGATCAAGCAGGGGCTCCGCGCGTGACGGCCGAAACTGATACGCTTCCAGCATCCAACCGAGATATTCTTTCATCATACCCGCTTTGCCGCGCGTGCGCGTTCCAACATGGCGTAGAAGGTTTCCTCGTCCCAGCCGCCCAGCTCGATGCGGCGGTTGAACGCATCGATCGCCTGGGCGTGGCACAGCGCGTCGCGATATGACTGCCCGAGGTAGTACCAGTAGCGCGCGTTGTTCGGCTCACGCTCCAGCCCCTTGAGCAGCAGCGCGATGTCGCGCTCGAACTTGCCCGGCCGGTTGCCGCCGTCGGCGTGATCGTAGAACCACAGCGTGTCGAGGTTCTCGATCGCGCCGTCGAGCGACAGATACTCGTGCGTGACACCGACATATTTCGGATTGGCGTCGCGCCGCACGAGGCGGAAGTTGCGCCATTTGAGGCCGTTGTTTTCCTGGCGCAGCGCGTAGCACGGCGCGCTGAGCGCCTCGTCGTCGATCTCGCCGAACGCTTCCATGTCGGCGTCGACGAACAGAAAATAGTCGAACTCGAACTTGGCTGCCTCGGCGATGCGGATCGCGCGGTTGCGCGTCTCGTCCCAGGTCGTGAAGGTGCCGTAGAACAGCGCCAGCGGCAGCGCCTCGCGCCGGCAGTATTCGCTGATCAGCTCGGCGGTCTGGTCGGTCGAGCCGGTGTCGACGATCGCGGCGCAGTCGACCAGCGGGCGCACCGAGGCGAGGCAGCGAATGATGTTCGCCGCCTCGTTCTTGACGATCATGTTCAGGCAGATGCGTGCAACCAAGGTCCCGGCTCCAAGGTCACCGCATCAACCGGTCGAGCGCGACACGCTCGTGCCGTTCCACCACAGCGCGCCGGTGACGCCAGGATTGGCGGTCGGGGCGATGAACAGGTTGTTCGGTCCGGCCGCGCCGGTCGCGCCGGCTGGTCCGGTGACGCCGGTCGAGCCCTGCGGTCCGAGGATGCCCTGCGGGCCGATCGCGCCCTGCGGCCCGGTCCAGCCGGTGAAGCCGACCGCGCCGGTGATGCCGGTCGGACCGGTCGAGCCGGTCGGTCCGGTCACGCCGGTGGCGCCGGTCGGGCTGCCCAAGGGGCCGGTGTTGCCCTGCGCACCGGTCGGGCCGGTCGGTCCGCCGGCCGGGCCGGTGGCGCCGGCCGGTCCGGTCAATCCGGTGGTGCCGTTCACCACGTCGACGAGCTGCTCGACGATCGATGACAGCGTCTGCATGTCGTAGTGCCGCGAGGTGCGAATGACCATCGTGCGTCCCTTTCGTTAACCGACGCCGCCATGAATCGGCATCGCATTTGGTCCCGGCTGATTGCCTACGAGTGCGGTGGTCGGCCCCATGTGCGCCGTCGCCTGCGGCCCGACCTTCATGCCCGACGCCTGCCGGGCGAGACCGGGCGAGCCCGGTCCGCCCGCTCCGGGTGGCGCCCCTGGCGTGGGTGTGCCCGGCGCCGACAGGTCGGTGGGACGCGGATCGACCGCACCCGGCGGCGTGCCGATGTGGATCGGCGGACCCTCGGGGAGCGCCTCGTGCTGCGCGAGCCCGCCCGCGACCATCTCCTGCGTGATGCGCTGCACGCCGGCTGTCACCCCCTGCATGACGCCCTTCTGCACTTGCGCGTCGATCGGCCCCGCCTGCTGATGCTGCTGGTCCGCCTGCTGCATCTGGTCGAGCTTGTCGTCGTTCGGCACGATGTCCTCAGACAAGCCGATCGTCTGCGCCACCGAGCGCAGCACGATGCCGCGGCCCTTGATCCCCATGATGCGCTGGTCGAGCGGGTTGGTGGTGCCCTGCAGGAACTCGATCTGGCGCTGGCGCTGCGTCTCGCGCTGGATCGCGACATTGACGCCGAGCACGGTGACGTTCTCCTCGCCCGACAGCATGCCGGTCTGGTCGGTGAGCAGCACGAGGTCGATGAGCTGATGCAGCGCCGGATCGATGATGTCGCGGTCGATGTTGGCGGACACCGACTGGAGAATCTTGGAGCTGTTGCCCATCAGCATCGCGAGGCCCGACGCCGTGCGGCCGGCGCCGCCGGCCTGTCCGCCCTGGATGTATTTGGGGATCGCCGAGACGTCGTCGGCGACGTCGACGAACTTGTTGAACACCTCGATCAGCGCCTGCGCGTTCGAGGTCGGCTGAAAGAAGCTGATCGGCTGCGAGATGCCGCCCGACCCGAGCGGGTTCTTGCGCATCTTCCACCGCTTCCAGGGATACAGCTCCTCCGGGTTCTCGTCCTCGGCGATCTGGTCGAGATCGATCATCACCTGCGGACCCGACGCGATCGACAGGTTGTTGATCAGCGAGCGCAGGCAGGCGTTGCTCGCCTCCTGCATGTCGGTGAGCAGATCGGTGAGCCCGTTGCCGACCGGCGTGCCCGGGACTTTTTCGTAGCTCGTGATAAAGTACGGGTGCCGCATGCGCGGCGAGGGCGAGAGATGGGACTTGATCACATGGCTGCCGACCATCCAGGTCTGGACGTTGTAGTCGCGAAGTTCGTCCGGCACGGCGAGACCGTAGTCCTGGAGCAGACGGCCCTGACAATTCCCGTTGAACTCCATCATGGAGAGCATCGCGGAGCGGTTCCAGGCTGGGTTCTCGCGGCTCTCAAGAACGGAGCGTTCAGCGTCCGTGGTGTCCCAGTTGTCATAGAGACCGCCGCGCCCATATTCGTCGAGGACGGCAAGAATTTCCTGCTGGTTGTAACCTGGGAGGTCGAGCAGCTCGTTCAGCTCGGCGCGGGTGACGCGCAGCTTCTCGATGCAGTCAGCGTTGGCGATGTCGGCGACGCCGGGGGTGAACCATAGGTCGAACGGCGAGACGCGCTGCCATGTGAGGCGGGGGATTTGCTGGATGCTCGGCATTCCGCCCGCGTTCGGCCACACCACCTGCGGATAAATCCGCACCACCGGACCCTTGAGGACGGCGAACGGGAAGATCGGGAGATCGACGATGAACTCGGACAGCGCATGGTAGAACCCGCCCTCGCGCAGAATCTCCTCCAGCCGGTCCTCTGAATCGTCGGCCTGATCGGCCGCCTTCTTCTTCGCCACCTCCTTC